GGCAGAATTAAGTGATGAAATTCTCGGTCCAATCATTAAACGGTTGGGTCGTACTATGGGTTCGGTAGCTCATTGCCAATTGCTACTTATTAATGAGGAATATATCGAACCAAGGAAGATAGCAATCATAGGCGAGAACAACTCGTTTGGAGTACAATATATAAGTGCTGCAGATTTAAAACATCATGTAGATATACACGTCGAGATAGAGTCACTCTTCCCCGAGTTTCGCGGTGCAAAACAACAGAGATTGTTGGACTTATGGGACAGAAAAATCATTAGCGATGCAGAAACATTTCTTAAAGCTTACCGATTCGGTAACCTCGACGAAATACTCGAAGGCCTCGAACGTGAGGACGATCCGGTTCACTTGGATATCGCACAGATTAAAAAAGGTAGAGAACCAGAGATCCAACCCTATCAAAATCATGCAGCTTATTTTAAGGTTCTTTCTAAGTGGATTCAGACACCAGAGTTTATGCGTCTTATCCCTGAAAGAAAACAGTTAGCGATTAATGTCCTACAGGCACACATGCAGTACTTATTAAAGAGTATGCCTAATGAAGGGCAACCAGCGCCTAATCAAAACCAGGCCGCAGTAGGAACACCATTTGGTGCTGCCGTACCTGCAGGTGCTAAATCAGGCATGTAACATAAATCTAGTAACCAGTTTGCTAGTGGCCACACCCTAAACACATCCTTTAAGATTCTTTAATCGTCGTCGTGATGAGGACGTAAAATATACACGTAAAAACAAACATGGAGAATCTTATGCCAGCAGGATCAGCGCCCAAGGGCGATTTAGTACAACAAGACGTTAAACACACACAAGAGGTTCCGTCTTACCAAGAGCATGATGAGGTTGAATTGCCAGAAGACTACAACGATGTCGAGCTACAAGGTGAAGACAATGTTGAATTAGAGATGGCAGATGTTCAAGATTTAGAACAGAAACCGATTCCTTATAATCGCTTTAGGGAAGTGAACAGTAAGGCCAAAGAATTGGAACGTGAGCGAGACCATCTCAAAACTCAACATGATAATGAGTTGCAACAGCTTACAAGACAGTATGAGGCCAAGCTTGCTGCGAGAGAAAAACCGGAGGGCCAAGTGTACGATTACGAGACAGATGAGACAAAGCAAATTAAAGATTTGTCACATACGATTCAATCTCTTTCACAAGAGTTGAGTTCTTTAAAGACGTCTCAATTAAAGGCAACTCGTTCTGCAGAGATAGACAAACTATCAAAGAAGTATGAGAAGGCCGACCCACTTGCCGTTCAAGGATGGGCAACCGTTATGGGAAAAGATGTCAGCTTGGAAGACCTTATGTCTAAAAGTCATGAGCAAAATACCAAGATGATTCAGAAATCTATCACGGATCTTATCAATCAAAAGAAGGCAAAATCTAAACGGTCAATACCGGAGAGAGTAATGCCTAAGTTGAGTGAAGATGATCGTCCAAAATCGTTTAGGGATGCCACACGAATGGCAAAGCAATATTTAAAAAACTATTAACGTAAGGACAAATAATGGCACAATCACTAACGAATTATGACTCAGTGCTTAAAGATTTTTATGAGGGAGTCGTAAGGGAAACATTAAATCAGAATGTCACAGCGTTTAGGGTACTAGATGAGAGTGACAAATCATGGTCAGGTAGGCGAGTAAACTTTCCATTTAGAACAGCGCGCAATAGCGGAGTAGGCGCTCGTGCAGAGGGCGGGACACTTCCTACTGCAGGGCAGCAAGGTTATCAACTCTGCCAAATTACTGCATCGTATCAATACGCTACAATGAAAATTTCTGGCCCAGTGCTTCAAGCAGGGAAACACGCATTTGCTGACGCACTGCAAAGTGAAATGGAGGGCTGTACTAACGATCTGATTAACGATTTGGGTAGACAGGCCTGGGGCGATGCGACAGGACGGATTGCAATGGTCTCGCATTCGGCAACGGCTGCAGGATGTACAGCAATCGGGGTCAAGAACAGGTTCGACACTCCTGGACATCACGGTGGACGCTACATTGCTACAAGCCAGCTAATCGATGGTGGAACGACAGCATCACCAACGGCTGACTTTAGTAGTGCAACCGTTTCTAAGGTTGTTATTAGTGAGAACGCTAGTACAACATTTGATGAGATCCAAGCTAGTGCAGGGGGATTATCTGGTGTTTCTGCAGGTAACTTTATCTTTAATCGAGGTGCCGGTAGCATTGAGATGATGGGACTAAGGGGCTTGCTGGACAACTTTAGCGCAACCAATGTGTATTCATCCACTGGTTATGCAGGTTCATCAGTTCAGGGAATTAATAGAGGTTCTGTAAGTGAATTCAATTCAATCGTATTAGGTAACTCTAGTGTTGAACGAATTGTAACTCCACAATTACTACAGAAAGCGTTCGATAGAATCTCGACGAACAGTGGTCTAGAACCCAATCTAATTTGGGGACACCATGACACGGTTAGGGCAGTTCTTGAGGGTGTGACACATGATAGACGGTACAACTCACCGGATTTTTCCGTCGGCCATACTGCACTGAGTTTTAATGGAATTCCCATCGAGAGGGATCGCCACGCACCGCACAATGAATTGTTCATCCTCGATCGGAGCATCGTCAAGCTGTATACACTCAGCGACTTTGCCTTTGCCTCAAGGGATGGAGCCATTTTAAGTAGGGCGTCAAATGAAGATGCGTACCTTGCATATCTTCGCGCTTATAAGCAAATTGGATTTGACGGATCGCCCCGTGGGGCATGTGTAATTAGAGACATTAAAGTAGACTTCTAGATTAATCTCTAGGACATAGGTGGGGGCATATGCCCCTGCCTTATAACAAGGTGAAACGGAGATCCATTATGATTCGAATAAATAATATCGATTTCGAAACCGAGGGCATGAAGAGGCATTCACAGATGGCCTTGACTGACACTACTGCAGGCGTAACGAATACCTACACAATTTTTTCAGCGCCAGTTGATTGCATTGTCGAAAATGTTATCGTCACACATAAGTCACAAACAAGTGATAGTATGACTGCCCGATTATATTTAGCAGAAAGTACAGCAACCCTATTGGCTGCGGTCACTACTGCAAGTTATAGTGCCTTTGCACAGATTAGCTTTACAATTACATCCAATAATTCACTAACAGCAGGTGCCTTATTGGGGCTAACTCTACACTGTTCGGGAACTGATGGGTTTCATCAACCGTTCGTAGATATTAAATGGAAACCAAATAAGCATAGAGGGAATTAAATATGATGTCGCCAGACCGTCGAATAGTTGAAAAGATTAAAGTTTACGATAAAGAACTTTACGTTAAGTGGAATAACCGAGAGAGCTTTTTCGAGGTGTGGCGATCATATCCAGGGACGGACAAGTTAATCACACCCGTTACAAGATCCATTTACTATCCCAATTCACCAAGAATTTTTACTCCACTAGACGAAAGAATCTTATGGTGGCTTTATGAGGCCGACGGTTGGCGGCATCCTAACATACGTAAACATGTGCTTGAAAGGGACAATAGATGGAAGCAGTGGATGGCACTAAGACGTAAGAAACAAATTATAAATTATCGTGATCGAGCTAAGGATATGTGGACGCATGCTAATTCTCGTTATGTGACCAAACATTCAGGTAATAATAGAAGTGCCAAAGGTCGTTATCCAGTCGTTAAACCTAAAGTTAGTGATAAGCGATGGATTGCACCGGATGTAAAAGCGAAAACGTCCAGTAGGTTATGGTCACGTTCAGGTGCAAATGCTAGGAGTTTCTTCTCATGAGTACCGTAGTACAAATTATAGACACCGCTAGGGCATTGATTAATGAACCATTAGAGGCAGGTCGAACATTTCCTGACGACACCTCATCGTTTTTTGCAGACTCTACCCTATTGAAGTTTTTCAATTCTATTCAATTAGAGATGGCAAATAATATTATCGATGCCGACGAGAATTATTTTCTAACAAGTACTTTTCTAAATATAGTCGATGGATGTTCAACGTATGATCTACCAAGCGGTACTGTGAAGATTAAGCGATTAGAGGATGTAAGAGCAGGTTCAACTAATTTACCAACTGAAATTAGACCTGTTACAATTAATAATAGAGGCGAATTTACTTATGAGTATGCAACGGCAGTTATTGGTGGTGGTGGTTATTACATAGCAGGTAACCAGATTATTTTAACGAACACACCAGCTTATACAAACGCCTCGGCTGTAAGGCTGTATTACATCCAAAAGCCACTAGATGTTACTGCAGGTTCAACCGTTAGTGCTATCCCCGAACAATGGCATCATGTGATTAGTTACGGGGTTGTTAAACAGGCACTCTTTTCTCAGCAATCAGAAAATAGAGATGCAGTCTTAGAGTATGAAAAATTAATGAATGCTTTAAGACGAAGCATTGAAGACAGACAAATACAAAGATCACGTAGGGTAAAAAGCGTCTACGGTGATGTTGATTAATAGGAGTTAGTAATGGCAATGATTTCAGCTTTAGCCGACGGGACGGTCACAACAGCATCCAATAATGTTGTTATTAACCCAATAAATATTCAACATTTCGAAAGGTTTTCTGTTACCTATCGAAGTGAATTAAGTGCAGCGATGAAAAGCATACAGGTCCAGGTTGCAACACAACCTATGGGTACTGCGAGTGCTTTATCATGGTATGAAATGAGTACAGCAACAATCCCGGCACCCGATACATTGGGGCAAACAGCAACAGTTATCACAAGTGCAATTACGAATGCATGGAATTGGATGAGAATCGTTGCACATAGTTCTCAAACAGCGGCAGCGGTGCCTAAACTTTCCATTGCTCTCAATGGTCCAAGGTTAAGGTAAGGCGGAAATATGGCGGTTATAACAAGAGCATATAGTGAAACGGATGGTAATATTGCTTATGCATCGTCTATTAATAAAGTGATCGACGATCTTTATACATTACAAAATGGTAACATCAATTCGGCAAACGTGGGTGCGAGTGCAATCGGTACAGGAAACATTAAAGATTCTTCCATCACGACGGCTAAAATTCTCGATGGGGCCGTAACGAGCGATAAGGTTGGGACAATATCATTTGGTAAGTTGCTAGGTTCGTCCGTGTGGGAAACGCAACAATTAATTCTCGGAGGATTTTGAAATGGCCGTAACAGTAGTTAAAAGACGTCTATCAAGCATGGGGGCTAATGGGCTACCTATAAATATTAGTTCTAGCTTGAAGTCTGGAATAGACTTACATGCAGGACCGACCGCTACGGCCGCCCATGATTCTGTTTATATCTATGCAAATAATTTAACCACGAATGCAGTAGACTTTTATCTGCATATTGGTGGGGCAAATGGAACGCCAGTTCAGTCAATTTTTAATGTACCTGCATCAACGTATAATTATCCTATAGTAGAGGACTATGACATATGGGGTGTAGGTTCTGGCGTTAGGGTTCTGGCAGGAGGAGCGTCTATGACAGGACAACAAATGTATGCCTTTGGTCACTATGTAAGATATACGGAGTCATAATATGAGTTTCCTAAAAAAACTTAACAGGTTGTACTCCTTATTTAGTTCGAGGCAGTTTATACCAGGTCAGGTGGTCCAGACATTACAATCTAATATTTTTACGGCAGTGGGTGCCGCTTCAACTGTTTTTCCCCCTGACGGTTCTTTACCGCAGAGATCTGAGGGAAACGAGGTCTGTACTTTAAGTTTTACACCTAAAGTATCAGGATCGAGTATTTTAATTGAATTTATGGCAAACGGGGATGAGTACACAAATGTCTCCAATCAAATGTATGCTGGGATTTTTAAATCAACCCAGAACGATGTAATTTTTGGTAGAAGTCACGAACTGACTAATAATCTCTCTACTCTACAGGAATGGACAGGATCATTTTTATATGAACATAAGGAACCAGTAGGCGTTCCTTTAACACTTTCCTTAAGGGTAGGCTTAGGCACAGGATCTGGGACAGCTTATCAAAACAGGGGTTATGGTTATCACACCTCTGCGCTTTTTGGAACATCCGAGGGGATGTGGTTTACGGTTCAGGAGATAGCACCATGAATGAAATGAGATTTGAGGCATTAACAGGTGCCCTTTCTAAACTTAGGCCTGATAAATTACACTTTCATTGCACTGGAGATACTTATCCAAAAGATGTTAAGTGGATAGGCGAAGGGCAGGCCCCAAGTGTTGATATTATAAATAAAGAGATTGAGGTCCAATTAAAAATATTAGAGGCCAATAAACATCAAAGGCCAAGGATGATTCAGTATAACAGAACGGTCCCTACTCAAGATTTAATAGTCGCCTTATGGGAAAAGGTAGTCGAAGGTCGAGATGAATCGGCCAATGAGTTACAGAAAAAAAGATTAAAAATAAAAAAAGATATCCCTAAAGCCAAGGAATGACATATGGGCCTCTTCTTTCCAAAAGCATTATCAGTTAGAAAGTTTGAGGGTGGTCTTAAGTTAGATTCCGATTATACAGATTTGGCCTTAACAGAAACCAACGACGCAAAAAATTGTTTATATGGTCCCAATGGAGATATCGAACAACGATTAGGTTCAGAGAAATTATTAAACACCAGACTTTTAAGTACTGATGGCACAAGTGTTAGACCAATCACCGGACATTATTTTTTTAGAAAGTTAGGGGCCTCAACTGGTCAACATGTAGTTGCGTGTGGGAATGCGCTACATGATCATAGAGGGACATCGGCAACCGTTATTCTTTCGGGATTAAATGATAATAGTAATACCTTTTGGAATTTTGTTCAAATACAAGATCCAAGATCGGCAACCGATGATGTTGTCTTCGGTGTTAATGGAGAGGATGCCCCTATCTTATTTAATGGTTCGGGTACTGCGATTTATATTTCAAGCGTAACAAGTGCCACGCAAGTTCCTATCGGAAAATATATATTAAGTCACCAGCGAAGAATTTATATCGCAAATCTCGTGGATAGCACCAATGCTGATAGTCCTGTTAAGGTCATGAGATCCGAGTTTGGTGCGGATGGTGCCCCTAACCCTCATCGTTTTACAGAGTCCTTTATAGTCGGTGGTAGTAGCCCAGAGGGTGAAATAATGGGACAGGCCCTCATAAGAGAGTCGATCTATTACTACACACAAAACTCTATTTATCGTTTTAATCCTGGTGTTGGTGACACCTCATCATTGGACAAGGTCGCTGAAAATCTAGGGCTATTGGCACCGAGGTCACTTGTTGCCGTTGGTGGAGGCCATATATTCTTAAGCCAAAGAGGCATCTATGTTTTCGATGGACAGGTTCCAAGACATGCCAGTGCTAAGATAGATGAGTTTCTATTTAATAATACCAACTTATCACAACTAAAATATGCCACAGCGATCTTTGATCATA